CGGGGTGGATTCATCTCCACCCCGTATTCATATTCAACTTGTCTCAAAATCCTTTTATAGTGTGTTTGGTAGGGATAGAGTAATGTCTGAGAGCAATCGTGTTTTGAATACGTTTCAACAGATTCGCGCCCTCTATCAGAGGTCTGATGTTGAGAAGACACCAGAAGGAATCACGATTAGCGTGGGAGCGAAACTCTACATCGCCTACCCCACTACGATTGCATCGCCAGTCTACATCGTGGACACGAAGAACATCATCCACAGCAAGAAGATTTCCCTACCTCTGATGGAGATGGACATCAAGGCGTTGGATGAGATTTTCGACCTGAAGGACAGGGACTACATCACGAAGCGGATAGGAGACGACCCACGAATCAAGGGGTGGGATGACTTGGGACTTTACACCTTTGGGACGGATTACTCGTTCAACGACCTCACTTTAGGCAAGTGGCTCGATGTCTCAACTGGACAGGTGACGGAAGAGTGGACTAAACTTCTGGCCGACATCATAGAATACAACTGTGTCCGAGACCCTGCTCTGGCCCTCTCCAACAAAGCCACTTTGCCAAGAGGCTATGTTATGAGGTATCAGCCGCACGAACTTCAAATCACGCCACCTAATACGGGCAAGAGCACGTTCTTTGAACTCATAGGCAAGAATGTGGATAAGGCCACTAAGAACACCCTGTTGGGTTCTGTCAAGTGGACAGACGACAAGGCGGCTGGATTGTTCGCTGACCAATACTTTGCGCTTGCCATAGACCAGATAGAGAGCCAGACCATAGAGAACATGGCTGGATTCCTTCTGGGTCATCTAGAATCTGGAAAGTCCAGAGTAGCGGGTGGCGGTGGGGAGATGATGGTTCAAGGCGCGTGTCCCTTAGTCATAACGGCCAACCCACTGGCTTTGTCTGGAAGTCATACCGCAATTATGCGCGACATCTTGGGCTTCCTCTGTCGTAACAGTTATGCTATGGGCAGAAGGTTCGGCATCATAAACTATGGTGGCTATGCTCCATTGGTGGACAAGGGCTATGATGATGTCGAGCATCGGAGATTGGTCGAGACCTATAGGGCTTTAGAGGAGAGGCTGACCGACACCCTTCAGAAGTTCTGGCTCCATCCCAAGATTAAGGCGTATTGCAATCAGCCCATCTATGACCCGTCTCTCTATGACAAGATAGAGGCGTGCGACACGGTAGAGGTTAGGTCGTTCTTCTTAGCCCATTACGCCCATTCATATCCCCATCTTAGAGGCGGTGCTCTGAACTGCGCCTTGTCCGACAATCTGCCCAAACTGGCGAAGATAGACGTTCTTATGATGGATGACTTGGACAAGATAGTGGACGACATAATCGAGAAGGCCAACGAGTATGCTGAACTGCTTAAGGTGATAAATATTGCCAGTATCGAATACACCCTCTCCTGACCCCTTCTGGTGGCGGCAGTATAGCCCTTTCTTGGGTTACTGTCCTCAATGTGGAGCAGACGGTCTTGTGATTGCGGCAGATGGATTCATATGGTTCGACTTCCTCAGTTACGACATTCCTTTTGCCGAATGGAAGTGTTGGATGTGCGGCTTCGTTGTAAGGAACCCAACCTTAGAGGAAATTGAGGAGATGCGGAAGCACTCGACAGGTGGATGGTGGGCATGAGCCTTCCTTTCTTAGAGACTTGCCGAAAATGGTGGGACAGAGACTTCTCCACCTTCCCATCTGACAACATAGGGTTATACAGGTATAAGGCCCAGACCCAAGCCGACTACTATGAATATATCCTTGGGAAGTTGGCCGATGTAGATGACGCTTACTTCCCGTTCTATGTGCCAACCGTGACCAAGGAATGGACTGAGGAGCAGAAACAGGATGTCATCATAAGGCGGCTCTTTCTTGATATGGATGTGCGAGAGAACGAAGAGGGTAAGAAGGACACTTTGGAGTCTATATGGGAAAAGGGCCGCTTCTTCGCCAAGCGGTTCTGGCCCAATATGGAACTCTTCTTCAGTGCTGGCAAGGGCTTCCACTTTTATGTCCACATAGTTCCTACGACTTATGGTGAGTTGCGTGAGCATAGGGAGACGCTCTATTGGAACTTGAGCACTTGGCTCCAATATTTGATTGACAAGCGCACCTTCATCAGTCTGGATAGAATCTGTCGCATAACTCTGACCAAGCATTCTATAGACCCCGACTTCCCTACCCCGATACGCTGGAAGGTTCCCATCCGACCTGAGATGAATATGACTGAGATTCTGAGATATAGCCAGTTTCCGACCAACTTCAAGGACGACTTTCTGAGGCTATATGAGAGGCCCATAGAACCCTTGGACTATAAGATATTCTTACGGTCTCCCCACGAACTTCTTAGAAAGATTTAAATAAGTGAAAGTGTATATTTCTGTATATGCCCTATGCTAATTTAGAGAATAAGAAGAGTTACAATCAGAGGTATAGAGAGTCGCACAAAGAAGAGTTAGTTCTCTATTCCAAACAGTATTATCAAACCCATAAAAGCACAAGTCTTCTCAAGGATAAAGAACGCTATGAGGGAAAGAAGGACGAAATCACTGCAAAACGAAGAGCCGACTATATCAAGTTATCAGAAGACGAGAAAGAGGCGTTGTTCAAAACACAGAAGCAATATCGGCAAGCGCACCCAGAAAGACAACGAGATTACAGACTACAAGCAAGGTATGGGATTTCTTTAGACGACTATAACAGACTTCGTTCAGTCCAGAACAACAGATGTCTTTTGTGTAGCCGAGTTTTTGAGAAGAGTCCAGATGTAGACCATGACCATAAGACTGGACGGATTAGAGGTCTCTTATGTAGAAAATGCAATACTTTGATAGGTCTTTTGGAAAATCAGAATGTTTCGTTATCTCGTTTGCATCGCTTCCTCAAGAGTCCACACCTTATCATACAGAATCCTTAATAAGCCATGTCCCGTAGGGATGCGGATATGAGACCCGACCAAGAGACCTATTACGCTTGTAGGATTCATCCATGCGCTCTCTCCTTTGAAGAGGCCGCTTTTCTAGTTGCGCTTCTAGCAGACTGTCCGATGTGTGGCTGTTGTCTTGGCGCACATATAGAGGTATAAGACATGGCAATAGAGACATCAATACTGGATGAAATGCAACTGAAGAGGCTTGCAACTGTTCTGAGGTTTGGAGAGTTTGACCTACTTACAGGTGAAGAGATAGAGGCGATTGCATTAACTCTTGAAGCCCTTGCAAAGAAGGAAGCGTTGAAATGCAAGAAGTGTCGTGGTCATGGACAACTCATCACCTTTCTCCCAGACGAAGTGCATTCACCCTACTTCATCCCTTGCCCAGACTGTCATGGGACAGGTGAGGAGCCTGAATCCTTAAATAGCGTCAAGACAGAGGGTAAGCCATGACACAACTAACGATTGAGGAAATCCTCAAGAAAGTCCCTGCTCTCAAGCGATATGAGGGCAATCCAGAAGCAATCCGCACAGTCTACGCAGAACTCAATCCAAAGAAAGACCTCAGTGGTCTGATAGAGGGAGAGTTCGTGAACGGAGCCGAAGTCCTTATTGTAAGGATTCTGAACGAATCTTTCTACATAGGATGCCCGACTTGTTTCACAAAGAAAGACGGCATGGAAGAGGGCGTCGTTTTCGACTGTCCTAGCCAGAGATGCAACACACAGAGAGTCGCAACCAAACTCCCAAGATGGTCTATACTGGCCGGAGACGAGACTACAAAGGCCATACTGGACTTCCCACCTTTCGGTTACAAACTCACCGATGGCAACGCTCTGATAGGCAAAGTTGTGGCCATCAAGGGCAATGTCACGGCTTTGAGAGACCAAAAGGTGAAGGGAGAGGTCAAGGGTCAAACGCCAGTCATAATGGTGAGAGACCTTAAGGTGGTCTCCGACATCAGAGACAGCGTTCCAGAGACGATAGGGGAGCGAATCACCAAGTCAACGCTGGCAGAAGCGGCCAAGTTCCCACTTGGAGAGGGGCCAGAAGGTCTACCCAACCCACTCGTCTCACCAAACACAGGGATGATACCTGCACCCAAACTCACGGCTCTTCAGACTTGGATGAACGCTGTAGGCAAAGGCAACCCTGTAGCGGAAGACCAAGTGAAGATGTATGTTGAGAACAATCTCAAACTTACGTTTGCGGATGTCCTGCCTCTTCTGGATAAGAGCCACTCCGACCAAGAGAACAAGACTCTATACGCGCTCAAGCCTCAGAAGTAAGGCTTGGGCCTCTTCTTTCTGACACCTTTAAATAGTCGGTAGTGCTAAATCCATGTAGTATGCAACCGCCCTATCAGCCAGCAGAGCCTCACGAACCTGCCCCGAAGGTAGGGCAGAAGAACTATCCCAACATTGAGAAGTTCAACGAGCAGGTTCCAAACCCACAGACTAAGACAGGTGGGCCACCCCTACCCAAAGCCACAGAGATAGAGAGCTATGAGGCTCAGATTGCCAACCTTCAGAAGCAGATAGACAATCTGGACATGGCCCACGAAGAGTTGTGGAACGATGTGATTTCTGGCCGTTCTCCATTAGAACGGAGCGAAGAGGAGATGGACTACTTCAGGTGCGAGTTCTGTCACGAACTGATTGACCCTGTAGAAGAGTATCACACCCATGAGGGTAGGAAGTATTACGGCCACGCCAAGAATGAGGAAGGGATAGGCGGGTGGACTTTCGACTGTCCCAAGTGCAACGGGACAGGAAAGATAGGTGACTCTGATTGCGACAAGTGCGATGGGACGGGTGGTGTCTACGAGAGTGGGAAGCACTACAAGCCAGAAGAGGGGCAGAACGCATGGTGCTATCGTCACGACAAGACAGTGAACGAGCACAACGATGATGAACTCGATGAGGATGAAGAGAAAGGGACAGAGAACTATGAAGAGAAACCAGAAGGTTGTGGCCCTGATTGTAAAGACCCTAATTGTGACTATGGTGGCCCCTGTGATTGTGGGGATTGTGAAGGTTGCACCGATGAAACAGGAGATTGGATTCCAGAGAAAGGAGAGCCAGACCCTAGCAATCCAGACAAGGAACTTGATAAAGACCCTGACATCCCAGAGCCAGCCGAGCCTACAGAGCCTACGTCTCAGCACGTTACAGCCGATGGGCTGGACGTTCCAGACAAGGTTGAGATACCTGAAAGGCTCTACAACGACCTCATGATGATGATTGAATACTCCACGACCAACGACAACGAAGCGGGTGGCTTTCTTATCAAGGCTAAACACGGTGACTTGGGAGTTGTAGGGGAGCAGTTTGGCAAGGATAGAGAGATAGTTTTGGAGCCTAACGAGCAACTTCATGAAGGAGAGGAGTTGGTAGGCACAGTCCATATGCACCCTGTCACCCCGACAGCCAGCACAGGGGATGTGGCTGGCTATCTCAACGATGAGAACGAGAAGGTCATGGTAGTTGTGGGAGCCGACAAGTCTATCAATGTCTTTTTCAAGACCTCTTTCACGGCAGAGGGCGACTACGGGGATGAGATTTCAGACAACTTCGAGCAGTCCGATATGGGGATGCTGGCAGAGGGTCTGGGCTTTATATGGTATAGAGGAGAGGAGTCGGATAGGACTGTCCTCAACATCATCACCAATGTAGTGGATGATGTGGAACTGAATGTCGTGGACGAGACTTGGCCTATAGAGGACTTGGTAAAGGCTTTGGGAATCAAAGGCGTAGACCAAATTCCTTCCGAATACAGCACCAAGAAGACTCCACTCAAGTTGCAAATTCCCTTCAGTTTCCGTTGTAAAGATGCAATTCTTACAGGATAGGGGATATACTATATACCCTTTAAAAGAGAACCCTTATAAGACATGGAATCGAAGGGTATGCTATGTCCGTAACCTCAACAGAGATAACCGACTACCTCAAGGACAGGGTGATGTTCATCCTTTCGGCCCTTGAGTTTGCCGTAGTGGGCGGCATCGGCGGAAGCGTTGTTGGCTACTTCATGGGCTATCTATCGCAGATACCCTTTGTAGGCAACCCTCTCGCCACCCTTGGTGCGCTAGGCGCAACCGCAGGGTTCTTCGTCCCATTTGTAAAGAGGGCAATCAAGTCTGCATAGACAACTAGCCCTCTTTCTCTTTTTTTCCAGTTTACTCCATAGAAGGTTTATAAAATGTTTATATAGTCCAAAATCCTACACAAGTATAGATTCTTGTGAAGATTTGCAAAGGCTGGATTGAAATCCGTGAAGCCGACAACTACTGGCACTCTGTCATGAGAATCACAGCCCTTATCCCTCAAGCCCCAGACGTAACCGCCGTCCTGTTCGATGTGGACAACCTTAAGGCCGTCAAGCCCATTGCCAGCAACAGGGGTATGCCGCACGACATTTCTGACGAAGTGGCCTTTGACTACGACAAGGACAAGGAATGGGCGCACTTCGATACTTGGATTCGGCCCTCTGAAATCGCCCAAGTCTTCAAAGTCAAGGAGATAGTGAAGGGGTGGTCGGTGGTCTTCTCTCTTATGGGTGTCTTGGGAGAGATATACCAAGACCATAACGTGCGATTAATTTGTTGGTTCATATAGCCACAATGTTTATAAACCCTAGAAGCAAGGGATATGCTATGAGGTCGAAGAGTCTCGCATCCTACGCCATAGTCCTGACGCTCATCGCTCTTGCGTTGACCCTCAGTCTTGCTCCTGTATTGGCTTGCACGACCACTTCATCCACCACCCCAACTAAGACGGTAACAGTTACAGCAACGTCTACAGTGACGACACCAACCACTACCACAGTGACACAGACACAAACCAATACCGAGACTCAGACCTCAACACAGAATCAGACTATCACCCAAACTCAGACACAGACTGTGATTCAGAACCAGACCCTAACTCAGACAGAGACGACAACTCAGAACCAAACCCTAACCCAAACTCAGACCACAACTCAGACTAAGACTCACACAAAGACGCTCTCGCCAATTACAGTGACAACTACACAGATTCAGACAGAAACTCAAAATGTCACTGTAACTCAAACCCAGACTCAGACTGAGACAGGGACAGTGACAACGACTACTCTCACAGTAGTCCTCATCAAGATAGGTGGCAATGTAACAATGACAACCACTGTCACCACAACCCTTCCACCTGTCACAAGCACAGTTACTCAGACGGTGACTCCAACAAATACGTCTACCGCGTCTTCAGTCCAGTCCTTCTCCCTTGGCGAACTGTTGGGCATAGGACTCCTTCTGTTCATGATAGGACTCTTGGCTGGCATAATCATTGATGCCGCCTTTCTTGTAGGGAAGAACAAGGAGTCTAGATAACGACTCCGAGCAGATAGAGTATCGTTAGGATTGTGGCTGTGAAACCTGCCGCCCCACTTAAGGTGATGCCAACCTTCTTTGCAAAGTCCTTGTAGTCTGTAGACGTTCTGTTGACCGATTCGAGTTTGCCGATTCGGTCTGCCATCAGGGTGCTGTTGTGATTCATAATGGCACAACTATCCTTAATCGCGTCTACCTTTACTGTAAGTGTGGCTATGTCAGCAGTGCTTTGAGCCATGAAACTGGCCAACTTCCCGTTCAGTTGGAGCAGTAGTTCTCGAATCGTGTTTCCGTTGTCACTCATCATGCTTCACCCTTCTCTGGCTCTTTCGCTCTAGGTTCTGAAAGGATGTCGGAACTAGGCTCTGGCTCTGCTAGGTCTCCAACTGGATAGCCCATCGCTTTGGCATCCTTTAGCGTCTGTGAGATGTTGTTGAGGAGTTCTATGGCCGCATCTATCTTGTCCATGTCGAGAGTCTCAACATCCTTTACGAACTCTTCAATCCCTTTAACAAGGTCGCTTGCGTCTACAAAGGCTTTGTCTAGGGCGTGTTTGACTGCGCCAGCGTCAAGAGGCGTTACTTCCTCTTCTCCTTTTGGCCCTGTTGTTCCTGTTAGTAACTCAAAACATCTATCGCAAAATGGGCCTTCACCAACATCATCATAATGGCCTTTTCCATCATAATGATTAGTGCATTCTATACAAGAATACTCTTCTCCCTTTTCTGCTTCCGCAAGGGCTTCCTCTGCTTCCTTCATAGCCTTCTCGTCATAGTAGGCGTGTTCGACACCCCTCACCTTGTCTATCTCAGTCATAGGGTCATCACGGCTGTAGAAGTCCTCTACCTTCTTGACAGCCTCTTCAGCCTTTTGCAAGGGGGATACCATATACCTGTCAAGGCATATAAAGCGAAAGGGCTATTTAAGGATGCTGTTACTTCTGAGGAGTGGCCTTCTTGAGCCTATCTATCTCGTCCTGAATCGTCTGTTCTGTGAACGGCTCTTCCTTCAGGAACCGCCTCTTGAGGTCTTCGATTCCCTCTTCGAGTTCTTCTATCCTCTCATCAACATCCTGTTCTCCCTTGGTGAAGATGTCGCCCTCTGCTTCTAGCGGTCTCTCTCCCTCTGGCGCAGTTTCTTTTCCTAACTCAGACCCCGGTTGGCCGGGTCTTGAAGCCATCTCACGGTCTGGACTACCGAAGGTTGGAGTCCCTTCTCTAGTCATTCCCTGCCCACCCACACCTGCCATCGGTGGAACGGTTTCGCCTAACTCTTCAGTCAACTCATCTTCATCTATAGGCTCGAAGCCTAGTGCCTTTCTCACTTCATCTCTGGTGAGGATGCGGCTTGCATACAGAGGCATATAGGTCTTGGCCTTGTCCTCAAGGGAGTCCTCTTTGACTGGCTTCCAGATGAACTTCGGAACGTCATACTCATGGATGAGTTCGTCGGCCACTTTGCCATACAGAGACCTCATGACCATTATCATCACCGTCCTCTCTAGTTGGCTGTTGAGGGACTGGCGATTGCTGTTGATGAATGTGAAGTATCCTCTCTCTACTGTCTGGGCTGTTGCCCTGTTCAGACCCGCAGGGTCGGTGAAGAACTTCGGCACTGAGAGAGCGTAGGTTCTCATGTTGTGGAGCCATTGAAGCCAGAAGGATGTAGACTGCATTCTGTCAATGGGTGGGTTGATTGGCTCTACATGGATTGGGGTAGCGGCTCTGACTACGATGGACTGTCCCGGCTGGCTAGTCTGGAAGTATTTCCTCACTGCTTGATACTGTGCCGTAGTCACTTCCTGTCCCATTATGCCTTGGTCATTCATGCCAACATGGACTAGGAACATGGGCTTCAGGAAGACGTTCATGATGGCTCCCATCGTCTCTTCATAGTTCTTCATGAGTTCCTGATGGAAGAGGATGGGGCGTAGCATTGAGACACCGTAGACCGATTCATACGTCCATGAAGTGGGCATATAGCGGAGATGAATCATCTCATCTGCTAGGAAGGTGACTAGAGGGAACACATAGTATTGGACGTATCCAAGGATGGTTCCATAGGCATCCCTTCTGACCCGCATATACATGGGGTCAAGGGGCTTGAATCGGGTAATCTCTCCGTAGGGATTCTCCAATTTGTGGGTAGGATACATCTTGTTGTGCCTATCCGCGATGTCCACTCTGTCTGTCCACCAATAACTGTCCTGTCCGTTCTTGCCTTCGACCTCATAAGAAATTCTGAGAGCCTGAAGGTCGTGGCCAGTTTCGTGACAATACCAAGTTCTGACGACCTCAGTATACGAGTTGCCGAAGACTAGCATATCCTTCACCATTATCTTCAGAAGGTTGAGGAAATCGTGCCTATCAAGAAATTGCTTGATGTCCTTAATCACAGTAGGCAGAGGATAGTCTAGTTCGTAGCCTTGAGAGATGGTCATCTGGGTGTGGAAGTCTATCGTGGCCCTAATGAAAGGCTCCTGAACGTAGTATTGCTTGTATTTCTGGTAGTCTTCTGTCGGGACTGCACCCCATATCTTCTCCCATACAGCAACGTAAGGATAGACTGTGAACCCAAGTCCAAGTCCGGGCAGTTCCTTAGTCGCATACTCTTCCCAAGCAAAGTCTCTCCACCAAGCCTCACCCCTCTCTATCTGTCCAATCTGCGTTTCGATAGGTGGTTTGTATGAGGCGGATAGGGTGGGGTCGTCCAGACTCCTTGGAGAACCTGTTTGCCTTGGGCCGATTATCCTAGTCGCTCGTAACGCACGAATAACGGCGTTCTCGTCCTGACTGGAATCTTGTGCCGCAGACATCCTTATCGAAGGTATTTAAGCGTTCTGCTCTATTTAAGGATTATCTGGGATGGGTAACTGCCATCTGCCCTCACGGAGCAGACCCACTCTCGTTTGTCTGTGGTAGCAAGAGTGCTCGAAAGTTGCTATCCATCCCAAGGCTTATATACAACCAAGCCCTTTTAAACCTTAGTATGAGTGACAAGTCGGTTACGAAGACCCTTGATTGGCCTAACCACCGAGTAGGTTCCTCACCTTCAGACCCCATCCGGTTTGAGGATGAAAGGGAGTTCAACCCTGCCATAAGTGAGGGATTTGAGGCGATGGCAGACGAAGACTGCGACCTACATAACAAGCCCTACAAGGAGCATTCTCAAACCGAGTTGGATGAGGATGTCACGGAAGTCATGCCCGATGAGAAGGGAGAGGTCAATCCTATGACCGAGCCTCACGACATTGCGCCCTATGACCAAAATAAGGTGGTTGATATAGTCAACAGGATAGAGTCAACCCAAGACTATGAGACCCCAGAGGACATGGCTGTAGATGTTCAGTATCTCATTGATACAGGGGTCATCTACGAACTTCAGGGTTCCTACCAACGGCTGGCTCAGTCTATGATTGACGCTGGCCTCTGTCATGCCCAGACCACAATGCGGGAACAGCAAGACCCCTCTCAACAGTTGAATCCTACTAGCCAACAGAACGTCACACCCTTCAGTCAGGGCCAGTATATGCCGTCTGGAAGCGAGACGATTTCACCAATCATGCCTCAAGCCCCTATGAGAGAGGAAGACCCAAGCCTTTGGGTGGAGCCTTGTCCAATGTGTGAAGGCACTGGCACGAATGAAGTAAGTGGCCGTCCCTGCGATTATTGCGAAGGGAAGGGTAAGATTCCTAAATATGAAGAGGGCGGAGACATAGACGACACGACTCTAGAGGATGTGCCAGAAGACTGTGGGCCTAGTTGTTGCGACATAACGGATGAGGGCGGTTGCGATTGCGGAGATTGTGCAGGGTGTCTGGGAGACGAACCTAAAGTAGACTGGCGCGATTTGGATGAGGAACTCAAAGACCCACGCATTGGGATAGACAAAGAGAAGGGGAAGGACAAGGAGAAGTCCATGTCACCAGAGGCCCAGAAGATTTCTGGCACTGACCCCGCGAGTGTAGAGGCCAAGGAGAAGGCGAAGCCCAAACTTGAGGTTGATGTCTCTGACAAGATTACCGTTCTAGGCAAGACGGGTTCGGGCAAGACCAACCTCATCAAAGTCCTCATTTCTGACATTCTGCCAGACTTCAAGTTCGTCATTCTGGATGCTCTTGGCAACCTCAGTGAGTATGACGGCCAGCCTAACATGGATTATCATCAGGTCACGCCTTCCGACCAAGCGACTGTGGATGAGGTAATCTACAATGCTCTCGAAGCAGGAAACTGTATGGTCGTCATGGATGAGGTAGACCGCTATTCAGCCAAGCCAGATTCGATGCTCAACGAGTTGGTGAACTTGGGTCGGAACTATGGTGTCGGTGCTATCTTTGCGGCCAGACGCACAGCCGATGTGAATAAGGACATCTTAGCCAATTCGCCTTTCATCTTCACGTTCCAACACATCCTGCCTCAAGACCTAGACGTTCTGATTGACTGGTTCGCCCAACCTGAAGAGACCTTTAGAGACCTACAGGAGTTTGAGGCCATACTCTTCAAGGACGGTGAGCAGGTATGGGTAGGCAAGGTTCCAGAGAAGCCAACGACCAAGCCCACTGCCAAGCCCAGACAGCCCAAGAAGCCGAAGGGTAAGGATAAGGACAAGGAGCCAGAGGATAAGGAGAAACCAAAGGAGAAGGAACCAGAGAGTAAGGAGCCAGAACCAAAGGAACCAGAGTCAAAGGAACCAGAAGCACCACCTGAAGAGAAGCCAACAGAAGAGCCGCCCGAAGAGGAGCCGCCCGAAGAAGCCCCAAAAGAACCAACTGAAGAGAAGACTGAGGAGAAGGAAAGGGTGCAATGGTGCGCTGGATGTGGTGGGCAGTTCGAGTCTAGGAAAGACCTCTTCACCCATCAGAGACAGACAGGAGATTCAGGAACTATAGAAGGGACTGCGGAGAAAGCAGAGGAACGCCCGTTCAAGTGCGACCAATGCCCTGATGCTTACAAGTATGAAAAAGATTTTTTGAATCATATTGTAGAGAAGCACTCATAACTCTTAAATACTAGAGTCACCCTTCATATACTTGATGTCTAATTGTAGA